CTAGAAAATATGCAAAAAGACCTGAAAAGGTATGTATCGTCAGGAAAAAGCGCACAAAAGCTGTTAAATGAAGGTAAAAACTAATAAACTATAGGAATGGATATGGATACTCCCACCACAGAGCAACCAGCAGAAGCACCAGCGACTAACTACGGCGCACTAGCCAAAGCGAGTTACGGTAATAACTTCCACGGAGAGGTAGCAGAGCCTACCCCAGAGCCAGTAGTTGAGGCTGAAGCACCGGAAGAAGCAGCACCGGAGCAGGTAGCCGAGGAAGCTGTAGAGGAAGTGGCACAGGTAGAGGAATCTACCGAAGAAGCTCCAGTAGAGGCCGCAGAGTCAGATGTAGTTGACTCATGGGAAGAACTGGTCGAGTCCCAAGCATGGGAACCCGAATGGGCTAACAATTTAAAGATCGGCGTTAAAGTTGACGGCGAGGAATCAAAAGTATCAATGTCGGAACTCCGCGCATCCTACCAGATGCAAGAGGCGGCAGAGAAAAGGCTCACTGAGTCTAAGGAAAAGGCCAAGGCGCTAAACCAAGCCGTAGCCGATAAGAGCGCACAGTTAAACGAGCAGTTTAGCGTAGCTGCCAAACTTATCGAAAACGCAGAGCAAATGCTCAATAGTGACGAGGCAAGTATTGACCCCAACCTACGGATGAACGATCCCGCAGAGTGGGCAGCAAAAGAAAGAGAGATTGATAAGCGGAGGCAAAACCTAGCCCAGCTTAAACATTCGGCGCAAGCCGAGTATCAAAGAGCAGCGCAGCATACCAAAGCCGAGCGCGATAAACAGCTTGCCGAGATTATTCAAGGTGAGCAGGAAAAGTTATCAACAGCGATACCAGAGTGGGCAAATCAGGACGTAGCTTCTGCTGAAAAAGCAAAGCTGGCGAAGTACCTGAACAGCGTAGGTTATAACGAAACCGAGATTAACCAGGCGTATGACTCACGGATGATCGTAATGGCTCGGAAGGCTATGCTGCATGACGAGAGAGACACAAAGATAGAGCCGCAGAAGAAGCGGTTGAAGACTATCCCTAAGACTCTTTCATCTGGCGCAAAGAAATCCGAAAATCAAACTCAACTAGAACAGCGAGATAAACTCAAAGCCAAGTTAAAAGCCTCTGGGAAGCTAGAGGACGCGATGGCACTGTTCAGATTAGGAAATTAAATCATGGCACAACCAAGTAATACTTATGCAACTAACGATATGGTCGGCATCCGCGAGGATCTAGCCGATACCATTTATGATGTTTCACCAGTCGAAGTTCCTGTATCTAGCTCCATCCCTCACGGTGAGGCGACAGCTACGACTCACGAGTGGCAGACTGACGTACTAGCGGCAGCGGCTAATAACGCTGCAATCGAGGGTGATGATGCGGCAAATGAGGCTAGTGTGGCATCTGTTCGTCTAACCAACTACACGCAAATCTCTGACAAGGTGGCTGGCGTTTCTGGTACAGGTCGGGCAGTTAATACTGCTGGCCGTTCTGATGAGCTCGACTATCAGACTCTGAAACGCGCCAAAGAACTGAAGCGTGATATAGAGAAGGTGATTTGCGACAATAAGGCGAAGGTAGCTGGTAATGACACGCTTGCGCGTCAGTGTGCTGGTATCCCCGCTTACATCGTTACAAACATCTCTGAGGCTTCTGACGCGACTACTGCGGCTGGTACTGGTGCTGACGCACATACTGACGGCACAGCTAGAGCGTTCACTGAGGACTTGGTGAAGGGCGTACTGAAGCTCTGTTTCGACAATGGTGGAATGCCAGATATGCTGATGACAGGTGCTTTCAACCGTCAAGTGGCTTCTAGCTTCTCCGGTGGAAATAGCAACTATCAGAAATCAGAAGACTCTACGCTACACGCATCTTTCGATGTTTATAGCTCAGACTTTGGCGATTTAAAGATTGTTCCGAATCGTTTTATGGAGGCTCGAACAGCCCTTATGATCCAGAAAGATGAGCTGAAACTAGCCTTCCTTTCAGGTCGTAAGATGGTGACTACTGACCTAGCCAAGACAGGTGATTCAGATCGCCGTCAAATCTTGTGTGAGTACACTGTACAAGTAAACAACGAGAAGGCTCACGGTGCTGTTTTCGACTTGACTACAGCCTAAACCTGCGGGGGCTTTAATTAGCCCCCTCTTTCAATTCGGAGCAAGAATATGCCATATCCAGTAAGACCACCCGTATCTCACAAGTTTATTACTGTGAAGATTTCTGATATTTCTACAGCGGGGCAAGTTTACTTTGCTCCAGGTTTTGACGGCAAGATTGTCAAAGCTACAAGCGTTATTGCTGGTGCTATTGGCACTGCTGACGCAGACCTAACCCTCAAGATAGGCGGTACTGCGGTAACAGGCGGTGTTATCACTGTCGCTACAGCGTCCTCTGCGGCTGGTGATGTTGATAGCTGCGTACCTACAGCATTGAACTCGTTCACCTCTGCCCAAGCGATTGAGGTCGAGACTGACGGCGCATCGACCAATACGGTAGAAGTGACTATCACCTTGGAATTGGAGCCAGCATAATGCAACTATCCACCCCACGAAGTTCTGACTGGATTGAAGTAGCTACAGCGGATAATGCTGCGGCTACTGCTACCCGTGCGGCGGCCGGTGTTGGAATCAGTCATTATATTACTAGCGTATCCGGTGGATTTTCGTCTACTAAGAATGGGATAACCCTCATACTTAAAAATGGAACTGTCGAGATGGGACGCTGGTACGTCTACGATGCTAAGGAGATCACGTTTGGCTCTCCTATCAAGCTGCCCCCTAATACTGTTGCCAACCTTGTTCTAGCTGCCTCTGGCGGTGGCGGGACAAGCGGTACGGCGGTATTGACAGGGTATTCAATATGAGAAAGATGGGGGTAGAGAAGTCTGGGACTTTAACTCATACCGACTACCTCCATACGGGGGATCGCGGCCAAAAGGTGTTGACCACGGTTACATCTGAGGACGCGACCCCTGTTTTTCATAAAACTAAACTTTTAGCTCAATCGGTTAAGAGTGGTGGCGATTACAAGTACAAGGCTTCCATTAGTCAGAATATGATCAATGAGGCTTGCGCTCAAGCTGCTAGGACTTGGGGAATATCTCGTAGAGAGGCGTTCTCAGAGTTGATCGGCGCAAAGACTGACAGGGCTAAGTCAATCTGGAAGATACTCACCGAAGGGCGAGATTTTAGGAAGATGCAGGCGAAGCACTACCAGTGAAAGTGGCCGTGGTGGGTTTATCACCATCAACCCGTCATTTAGTCCCAAAGGATTGGGAAATTTGGGCGTTACCGTGGGATAATGAGTACGGGGCAATAGCCTCACGATTGTTTGAAATGCACGATAGGGGCTTATTAGAAAAGCCTAGAGCATTACGCAAAGAGTCTTATTTTGATGACCTTGCTGAGATGCCGCAACCTATCTATATGCAGAAGCATTGGGATGACATACCCTCGTCAATCCCCTATCCCTTGGATGAAGTTGCTTCTATTTTCAAAGGGTTCCCAAGAGGTCGATGGGACACTCAAAAGGACTGGTACAACTCTAGTCCAGCTTACATGATAGCCCTCGCCATCCATGAGGGAGCTAAAACCATAGGATTATACGGGATAGATATTCTTGACGACTCGGAATATATCCTAGAAAGACCCTGCTTAGAGTACCTAATAGGGCTTGCGGTAGGACGAGGGATAGAAGTTATCGTCCCTGAAGGCCCATCGGCTCTTGGTAAGTTCAGGGGTACTGGGATTAAACTCGGCGCAATGGAGCCTGTATACAAGGCCCGCTATGGATACCTATAATGAGTTTGGATACTTTTGCAAATCTTAAAACAGCCATAGCCGACACGCTAGATCGCTCCGACCTGACGGACAACATTCCCGACTTTATCACCCTTGCAGAAGCTAGACACAAACGCTCTGCTGATATGGGCGGGATTCGTATTAAGGAAATGATCAATCGAGATGCCCTAACGGTCAATGCTCGGCAGGTATCACTTCCTACGGGCTATCTTGAGGCCATTAACCTCAGATTACTTACTGACCCCGTTACTGTCCTCACTTATACGAACTACCACGAGATGAACCGTATCCGAGTGGAGACAACGGGCAAGCCTGAATACTTCACTGTGGGTAACGAAATTGAGTTCGACAAGTCTCCCGATACCTCCTACAACGGAGAGATCGTATTCTACAAGGCTGAGACAGCCCTCAGCGACTCTAATACATCAAACAATATCCTAACTGCTGATCCAGCAGCGTATCTCTACGGCGCTCTGATAGCCTCTGCGCCGTTCTTAACTGATGACCCGCGTATAGCTTTATGGAAGGCTTTATATGACGAGTCGGCTAGAGGATTGAATGGAATAACTAAAGGCGGGCGGGTGATTGGCCCTCTTCGCTCAAGGGTGTCCGGTTCTACTCCATGATTATCAAATTTCAAGATTGGCAACCAGACTCAGCAGACTACGGGACATTGGGAAGTGTTACCGTCTTAAATGCTGCCCCAGCTCAGTATGGGTTTCAGCCCTGGCCTAGTTTCTCCAACGTGACCTCTGCGATTGCGGCTAAACCTTTAGGGGCAATTGAGGCATTTGATGAAGATCAAGTCAGCTTTATGTACACTGGGAGCGCGGCGAAACTCTATCAATTAGAGCCTACTGACCTAACTTGGACGGACTCCACTAATACTGGCGGTGACTACACCACGGCAGCGGGGGAGAGATGGAACTTTGTCCGGTGGGAGAATAAGATTCTAGGTGTTAATTTCACCGACAGCCCGCAGCAGATTGCAATGGGTGCTGCTAATTTCTCCGACCTTACGACTGCTTTCAGGGCCAGGAATATCGCTGTAGTTCGTGATTTCGTGGTTGCTTCAAACACTTATGATTCCTCTGATGGAAATGTACCAAACCGCGTGAGATGGTCGGCCATTGGCGATGAAACCGATTGGACTGTATCTGCATCAACTCTTTCTGATTTCCGAGATTTAACTACTGGCGGCTCGATTAGAAAGATAGTCGGCGGCGAAGTGGGAATTATCGTATCAGAGCGAAGCATCTTCAGGATGTCCTTTGTTGGCGCTCCTACGGTCTTTCAGATTGACGAGATACAACCAGACATTGGAACTATTGCAGGCGGCTCAGTAACTAATCTTGGTGATTCTGTTTTTATGATTTCGGCGCAGGGATTCATCGAGGTTACTGGTGGTGGTACAGGTATAGTACCAATAGGTGCGGGAAAGATAGATCAATGGTTCTTTGAGGACTATGACTCTGACTACCCAGATAGAATATCGGCGATTGCTGACCCTGCTAATAATC